GGCTAATCATTGATTATAGCGTATAATACCATTGCAAACAAATGTAGCACTAATGCAAATGCTATTAGTAAAGCTGTAATTCCAAAGGCATCCTTAGTTATAACTAAGTTGATTTCAAATATTAACAATATCGCTATTAATATTTCCCATTGATATGTTCTCCAAGTTTTCATAGTTTTTTTTGACAAAAATATTAAAATTTTATAATTGTACTACAAAATTCTGAACTATCTCCATAATCGGTTATAGTTTTCAAATGTGCCATAACTTGCTCACTTGATAATTTCCACCAATTAATAATGCTGTTTGCTTCGTCATTATATTCAGTCTGAATCCACAATGCAACCTCGCCTATGCTAATATAATTATGGTCTTTCAATACTTTCTCAAGTAATAAATTGTGATAATCGTTTACCTCTTTTTTGTAAAGGTCAATTGGCGAAATATAACTCATTGTTTTTTCTCCGTTGGTGTCGGTTACTATCCAACTATCAACTCCATTGCCTTGTAATTTGTATGTGAATGTTTTCATATTATGTAAATTGAATAAGTAAATTAACTCTCATAAATACGTTTGTTGGATTTGTTCCTGCCGCAGGAAAATCCCACTGCAAAGCAAAGAAATCTGTTGCCGCAACCGAAATATTTAATCCAGTATAAGTTACTTCTGTTTGAGCAAGTGCGGCAGCGTTTGTTTTAAACGTGCCTATTGATGAACTTGTGCCTTGTGTAACGTTTCTTAATTGCAAAGTTGAATCTTCTGAACTCCCAACTGTTCCGCTATTGTTAAACGCTTGTATTGTTGCTCCAATAACTCTAAAGGCATAGCCCAAATTTACATCAAATGAACCTGCTGTTGTTCCTATTCCAAGTGCCGAAGAAAAATAATAAGTTGTTGAATCTAATGGATTAATTGAAGATGGGGCAAAGAATATTGTTCCTCTCCTTGCTGTGTCTATCTGTGATTGAATAGCACTTGTAACACCATCTAAATATCCAAATTCAGTATTGCTAACATTAGCATCAATATCCGTTGCAGCAACTTGCCTTGACTCCCATAATGAAGTTGTTGTGTTGTAAAACAATCCATCTTTATTGGCCGGTGTTTGTGCAGATACATTATGCAGTTCATCCATCTCATAACCATTCTGAATTTTTACATACATTCTACCTGCTGAACCTGCACTTGCAGTTGTTACTGTGCCAATGTAAACTAAATGATTAGGTGCATATTGTTTTGTTCTTGTTATTGAACCATTCGTAGAACCTAAATAAACACTATCGCCATCAACAAATGGTGAACCCAATATACTTAATCCATCAATTAAACCTTGCAATATAATTATACCTTTTTGATTTGCCCCTATACTTGCTGAGAACACTACTCCAACTGTCCTTGCAGATGTTGCATCTGTTGAATTGTTAGCTAATTTAACGGTCATCCTATCCCCTGTGCCACCAAAAGCATAAACTACTTGCCCTTTTGTTATAGTTACGCTATCAGCATTTGTAACGTAAGCAAATATACTATTAGGTGAAGTGCCAATACATTGAAATCCGTTTAATGTAGAATTGTAAACACACAACATTTCGCCACCATCCCAAAAATCACCTCCTATTATAGCACCATCATTGTTTCTGTATAATGTCTTAGCACCAAGTGAGTTTATATTTAATGTTGCTCCCGTTGTGTTTCCATTGGTAAATCTAATTAAATAAGTATCTCCATCAGTATAAGAGGCAACTCCTGATATTGTTGCTGTGTATGTATCAGTTCCACTTGCAGTTGCTTTAGGAATACCACTACCACTTGAACCACCAATATAACTAACTACCAAAGTTGTAAGATTAGTTAATACTATCCTATCATTTGTCGGGTCGTAATACCTATGATAGTTTGCTGTGTTTTCTGCGTTTCTAAATATTTCAGATGGATAATCATTGCCATAAAGAAAATCAAAGTCAGGAGAAGCAGTATAATCTTCACCAACTGACCCACTTTTAATTGTAGTGTATTCTAATCCATCACCAAAGGTAAATCCACTGCAAAATTGCTCAATTATATTAAATCTTGTTGTTGTTCCAAAAACATTGCTAACCGCACCTTGTAAAAATATATTATTAGTTCCGTCTAATGTTGCTGTAACCCCATTATAGAATACATTGTCGTTTGCATCTTTGGTAAATGTTTGTGCATCCTCAGTAATAAATACATTGCTCGAACTCGGCAAACTTGAACCTTGTATCGCATCTAATTCATCGGAGGTTAATGAGCCTCCTGCTAAATTCGCTACATCTTGAACCGTTGTCTGCTTTGTTGCACCTCCTTGAACTATTGCCAATGGCTCTGAGCCACTTAATGCCCCTGCTGAGGGTAATCCGCTTATTGGTAAATCTGCCATATTATATTATTATTTTTGAACCATCTTCTTGCAATAAATAAAATCCATTCTCTTGCAATAAATAATTTACATTTGTTATTATACAATTAAATGCATCGTCTAACTTATCGTATATTGTTGGGAAACTATCCGAAGTCCACTTGCTTACGCAACTCCAAATAACTTCTTGTTTTAAATCGTTTTTAATGTCATTTCTCGGCACAATAGTACATATCCTATTAGTGATGTGCATTTGTGTTTCTGTGCAAAAGATAATGTAGTAATTTCTTGAACCTCTCAATGCGTTCCAATGTGCAATATTGCCCTCATAATTAGGAATATTAAATTGCACCTCATAATTGTAAGCCATCAATGTTTCCTCTGCCTTGGCAAAGCCTCTCCCCGTAATCGCTGAACCTCCATTAAACTCCCCATTTACATCGGGATAAACAAATATTTTATTTGCCAATCTCCCTGCATTCCAAGTATTCAAATCCTCAATACCTGCCACCAATGTAGAATAATAGCTTTTGTGAACAAAGGCAACCGCCCTCACTCGACCTAACTCTATCTCACATCCCCCACAATCGTGAGTTGATATTTCATTGCAATTTGATGGATAATACATACAATTGAATTAAAAAAAGGGGATATTACTACCCCCCTCTTATTTATGGAACATAACAAGTGAAAACATCTGGAGTATCGTACTCGTCAGCAAAATTATCTGATGTCCATTTTACTTGAACATCCCAAACTACCTCTTGCTTCAAATCGTTAGCAATTGGATTGGTTGGTATAATTGTTACCGGCTCATCCGATATTCTCAAAATTGTTTCCGATGCAAATGCAAAGTGAAAGTTTCTACTTCCTTTGATAGAATTGTAAAAATTTCTATTGCCTGCATAATTTGGATCTTTAATCATTGCTGTAAATAGGTAGGCATTAAGAGTTTCTTCTGAATCTCCATAACCTTGCCCCATTTGTGGAGCACCGCCATCATAATCTCCTTGTGTTTCAGGGATTATAATTATGGCACCAGAAGCAATTCCTGCGTTCCATACTGATACATTTTCTGCATCGGCAATTAATGTTGGGTAGTATGTTTTATTGATGAATGCAGCACGTCTTACACGGGCCAATTCAACCCCACAACCACCACAACTATGCTCTTGAATATTCTCATCGCAACCTGATGGATAATAAGCCATTTTATTTTATTTTTAACATTCGCAAATAACACGACACCCTCTGCGATAGGTGGCTCTAATATTGTAGCGGATTGCTATCAATCCATATTCAACTCCAACTCTCACCTTGGCGTTGCTTTTGATTTCATCTTTATAAATCTTGGTTGTATCTAATTCGTGTGATATCAGTTCAATTTGGCAACTATCAATCTCATTGCTCTCACACTCCGATTTTGATAATACGCTTGGAATTGCACTTATAAATATATCCTTGATTGTTTCAAGAGAAAATCCCGTTTTAATTCTATTTGTATAGGCAACTAACTTAACATCTGTTATCTCTTCAACTTTGTTTTGTTTGTTGCCATAATTATTTTCTATTGTGTTGTATGTGCCTGTGGTGTTTCTTGAATACCAACTAAGATTAAAATTATCTTTTAAGGCAACCTCAATTATTTGCCCTCCCTCGACTTTACCCGGATAGTATTCTTCACCACTATAATATAATTCCGTTAATCCAAATGCTTTAATAGGTTGCAATGTAGAGATGTCCTCCATTACTGCAAGTATTTTTGTATCTATTAATTCAATTAAATTAGCTAAATTCATTGCATTATTTTTTTAGTTTCTTCGTTTGCCACTAATGAGGCAATATCTTGTTCTTCGATTGTTAAATCCCAAATCTTACCATACTTTTCTTCCATCCACGTTGCCTTGTCAAATGATAATGGGGTAGAGAATGAAATGTTATAGGAGTTTTGTGTTGCCCCTAAAACATAACTATTTTCTAATTGCCTCGTCAATGAAATTATCACATCTGAGTCTGCTGTTCTATTGTATTTTCTTTGTCTTAATTTTAAATATGCGGCACTATAAGTTCCAATCTTACTTCCTTTAGAATTGTTGCCATCAACGTGAATACGTTTCCTCATTTCAGGCATTATTGCTGATGCAACCGCCCTCGATACCGTTTCAGGATTGTCTAACATATTTATCTTAGATAATATGTCAGCAATAACAATAGGAAAGTTAGATGTTATCTCCATTATGGTAGTTGTGGAAAGAATTGAACTTGGTTATCACACTGCAAACAAGCATCACAATCAAATGTAAATCCATCTAAGGCATTCTTCAACGCTTCTTCATATTTCGTTTGATACAAGGCTTGTAATTCAACTGCTTCCTCTTTTAATACGGTTGTCATAAAGTTGATACGTTCAGAATATTGCCTCTCTAACATAAACTCTATGCCTAACAAATACCAATATGCCTCAGCAAATAATAACTTGTTGCTACATACTGCCGCATCATAACTACATCCAATGGTCATCATTGCTTGTAAGCCAACAACAGTATCGTTTAATGATAGCGTTCCGCTTATCTTATCGTTGCTACTTACAAAGCCTCTAATCTGCCCACACTCACTCTGAAAGCATTCATCACAAGCATAAGCATAATATCCATTGGCATCATTTGTTAAATAGCTTAATGTATCTTTTGTTTGCTTATAGCCAATACCTAACTGAGCAACATCAAAGTTTTTATTCACGGGAATATCATTCCAACCCGTTGTAAATGTACTCACATCAACCGTCTTTGTAAACAATATTTCTTTAGTCAGATAGTTAAAGAAATTAATATTTAATGTTGTTTCTGTGCTCCCTCCAACCTTGTAATAACGCAATGATTGAATGGATATATTTTGGAATGGAGATAACCTCCAATTTTCGTTTGTCGAATAACTTAAATTAATAAGTATGCCTTTATAAAGATTGTCTGCTACGCTATTATCTTGCGTAATACTTGCTATTTCAACCGTTCTTATAACTCTGCTAATCTTATATCGACCTCGCAAGTAAGAAAGAATTGTGTTTTTAATTGATGCCTCGGCCCTCTCATTAATGTTTTCCCAAACACCTACATAAGTACCTTGCTCACTATTTGCAGCATCTTCAAAGGCTTTTATTGAAATGCCGGGTAGGCTATTCAAAGAATAAACACTACCCGGAACTTCAGTTACTGAGCACCCTTTAAGATTTATTAATCCATCAAAGCAGCTCATAAGAATTAAGAATTAGCTGCTGTGTAACGTAATGCACCATTGTTGCCAGTTAATCTATCTCCTGCTAAGAAAGCATCGTTAGGCACTTGCCATAATGCAAATCTTTTGGACATAATTAATGAATAACCTGCATCAAGAGTAGTTGTTTCGTAACCAACTGTTGCTTCTTGAGCACAATCTAATTCTCTTAGTTGAAAATCGATATACATCATTTGCAACAATCCATCAGCACCCGGCATATTCAAAGGCACAGCCATATTCCAAAAGGTTGATAAACCTAATTTTTTAGCTCTGAATCCTTTGTATCTGTCAAGTTCAACAAGTCCAAATGTACCCGGCATAAATACTCCAAATTGGTTTGTTCCCCAAGATGTTTGAGAGTTAATGTCGTGGTAGTAATCAAATGAATTTGCAGCAGCACCATTGTTTAATGGAGAGTATTGTGTTAATCCTGCAATTTTTGATTGAATCATAGCTGCATTAATTAACCCACTACCAACAACAATTGGAGTGCCTTGGCCTTCGTTTAAAGCATAGTCGTTTAACAATTTAGTGTATCCCTCAGAAAATAAATTTACCGTTGAATCATCGTTAAAGTTAACACTTACTGCTGTGTTGTTTCCTGTAACTGCATTTGTACCCCAAACAACTTGACCTAACAATGTTTGGTCAATTTTGCTAACAAAGCCATTCATTGCAGCCATCAATCCTGCAAGGTGTTCTTGCATAAATGGAGTTGGAGCACCGCCAATGTTAACTGACCTACTTGCTTCATCACAATATCTTGCAATTGTTGAATCGTCAAAGTGCAATCCGAATTTAACGATTGATGTAGTATCAATAGTTATCTCGTCATACGCTTGAACTAAGTCAATATCGCAATTATCTGATGTTGACATCTGAGATGGAATAGTACGATTGTAATATTTCAATCTCAAATCTTTGATGTGTCCCGCTTGATTGCTAAGACTCAATGCATCTTGCACTGGAGTTGCATTTGCTCCTTTTTCAAGTGCTGCTTTTAAAAATCCCGAAGGAGTGATTTTGTGTTCTGGTGCGTTCTCTCCTATGATAAATTTCATATGATTGAGAACCGCTGGGCAATAACCTAAAGCCATTTTATTTTGTATTTTAACCCTATTCTAAGCCTTCTAAAGCAGTATCAATATTGCTTAACGCTAAGTTAGTAGTTGCGTTCTGTTTTGGAGGGTTAGCTCCGTTGTTTCGGTTAAAACCATTTGTTGGTGCCGGTGTTCCGCCACTAACTTTTAAAAATTTATTTTCGGCCAAGGCCATTTCTGTGAGAGAATCGTAGGAAACTTCTTTTCCTGCGTCAAAGATAAATAATTTTTCATCATCTTTTGAAACAAGTCTTAATTTTCCTTCAATATTTTTTACAATTGCACCTTTTTCAGCTAACTTTTTTTCTACAAACTCCCTTGCAATCTTCATTTCAATATCCTTTGGGAATTGTCCGGGCAATTGCTTAGAACCAATTATTGAATCTATTTGATAGTTCATTAATTGATTTTCGTATTTATTAGTTATCTCGTTTATTGCAGATGTTTTTTCTTCTTCCTTTTGTTTGGCAACTTTGCTAAGTTCAGATGCTAACTCATTAATCTTTTTTTCTAACTCTGCTCTCTCTCCTTTGCTTCCACTATTAGATTGCTTTTCTTTTAGTTCTGCAATCTTTCTAATGGTCTTTTCTAATTGTCCGTAGGTAGATGTATCAGAAAGTATTTCGCTCTTCGTAGCATCGTCTAATTGGTATTCATCAAAAAAAGCATTAATCTTTTTGTTGATTGGATCAAGTGCATTACCGTAGAAGTGTTTCTTTAACTCAGGTGAGTTCTTCGCTTCTTCTTTGGTAATTAGTGATTTGTTTACTTTTTCGGTAAGTCCATCGGCAATACTTACCTTGGCTAAATCACTCTTAGAAAGTAAATCAATTAGTTCTGTGTCTTTTGTGTCTATTCCTGCTTTCTCAGCTAAGGAAACAATGAAATCTGTTATTAACATATTTGTTTTTTTTAAATTAATTATTTACCGCCACAACCTTTGCAGCCGCCTTTGGGTTTTTTTGGATATTTCATAACTATTTTTTAGTGGGTTTAGTTTCCTTGTTTACACTTTCAATCACTGCTAACCTCTCGGCTAACTCTTGATTTTGTTTCATCAACATTGCAACAATGTCATTTGATTGTTGTGATGCTTCTGCTCTTTTTTTAGGAGGGTTTAGAATTTGATGTGCCTCAAATACACCAATTGCAGCGGCTTCTTCAACTGATAATTCAACTTCATCAATTAAAAACTTTTCTTGTTTTTCTCTTGTAAGTTTTTGCTTATGTTCTCGGTAAAATTGAACATTCGAATTGTTGAAAGGAACGTAGTTGCAATTTCCTCTTGTGTCTGTAATCTTTAAAAGTTTAAACTTTTTTGCTTCTTGTGTCATAAATTATATTTATATGTTTACGCAAAGTTATAGTTTTTATCTATATTAAAACAAATTATTTTGTTGTTATTAAGTTCCTAACTTTTTGAGGCACTAAGTAAGTAGGGATGGCATACGCTTGATGACCGCAATTATAACCCCCTCGATAAATAGGAAAGTTACTTGTATTCGTATCGTCATACATCCCTTGTGGTAGTCCTGTCTTGTTGTAAATCTCGCCTTTCATCTCTTTAAATTCTTTAAAGTTTCCCTTAATTATCTGTGCTAATTCTGAGCGGTGATAGTATTCTTTTTTTGTTAGTGCCTCGCAAAATGTTCTTGTAGTTTTAATATTGCTTCCAACATATCTGTACCACTCCCATCCTAAGTCTGCACTTGTAATCTCGTTTACTTGGGCATTGTATTGATTGATGGCATCGGTTGTTATTTGCTTGGTGAATTTTACAAAACTTCCATCTATTGGCCCTGCATCAGAGTTATATCCATTAATGTAGTTATTAAGTTCACCACTTAATTTTGAATAGCTTCCCCCGGTAGTAACATAGGTGTTGATTATTTCTCTAACTGGATTGATAAAGTTAGTTTGCAATCCTGCTTCTGTTAGTCCATCAATGACTAAAGATACTGATTGTTTTCTTACTTCATCAATAACTTTTGATGGCTTAAACTTGCTTTCTATGGACTTGAAATAACTATAATTAAGTGCTGTTACCTTGTCGTATAACTTAGAAAACTTTGCTACCGCTTCAAGGTAGTCTGTATCGTCTAATATTATGCTTTCTATATCTTGCTTTATGTTTGACAATAGCTTTACATTCTTAACCGTGTTGGTGATGGTTTCCCCTTGCACGGATAATTCCTTTTGAAATAATAATAACTTAGAGTAAATCTTTTCTTGAATTTTTGGGATTGCTTCTTGGAAGTCAATTATCCCTTCATCAATAGCCTTTAAGATTGCCTCTATTTCTTTATCTCCCTTAGTTGCCAATGTTATCTCTAATTATTGTTTCAACTTTATTTTTTGCAGATATTTCTTTTAGCTTGACCTCAGCATAGCCTTGCATAATTCTCAACTTTTCATCTCTTGTTTTCATTCCAAAGTCAGGATATTCTTCATAAGCCTTTTCTGTGAAATCATAAATGTAAGTTGATAATATTTGGTCTTGCTTAGTCATTGTGTTACTCGCAAACATCAAAGCTTTTTCTTCTTCACTCCTTCCACTTGCTGGGTCTAACTTCATTGCATCAATCTTTATGTTCTGCAATCGTGGGTCATTGGCCCATCTCTTTTTTATAAACTCAATCTCCATTTCAGTAAGCACCGCATCATTTAATCCTGAATCTTTAGCGTTCTTAATTTCTTGAACTAAGAAATCTGAACTAAGGATGTCGAATGTATTAGGAACAACAACTATTGGACACATCATCTTAATTGTATCGCTGTCGTATAACTGATTATATCTCCATACTGCTACATAATAAGCAGACAACTCAATTATCCTTCCTAAATCCTTTGCAATGGCAAAAAATACGTTGTTGGCTTCATCTCTATCATAAGCCTTGCTAACTCCACTCACTGAGGCAGGGATAACTTCTAAGAACTGCATATTTATTGCAGCCAATGCCCTATATCTATGGTTGTTTATCCTTTCATCTTGTAACTTGGCTATCTCGGTGTTCTTCTGCACATATCCCATTGGAGGTGTTGGTGCCGGGCTTTCTCCTAAGTTAGTCTTAGCAGGTCTTATTCTCAATGGCTCATAAGGAGAAAAAGAAACATATCCATCCTTACATCTCTTATTAGTACAAGGTACTTTCTGATTGTCTTTTTGCAAGTAACCACGACCTCCACAATCGCCACATTCCTCACTCTGATAAATCCATTGTTGGCTGTGGATGTGCATAACAATCTCAGCTTGTAAATCGCTAAATTCAACCGTTGCAGTATTTAACCAAGGCAACATTGCCTTTAATCGTGATTGGTATTCTGTGCCTAAATCTTCTGTTGATTCAACTATCCCTCCAAGTCTAAAGAAACACGCTTTTTGTGATAAGTTAGGTATCTCTTGGTCTAAGTACCAATTGCCCTTATTATCTTGCTTCCACTTGGCCCATTTAACTTTATCAACTGAATACATCTCTCTTGGCTTTTCTCCCTTGTAAACAAAAGATTCACCCTCGTTAAAGTAAATTATCTTATCGGTGTTTATGATGTAAGGATGTGGCTCAATATATTCAACATCGTTCTCCGTTCCATCGTCATTCATTGGTTGCTTTCCCCATATCAAACAAATGCCATTAGCATCAATAATATACTGCTTCAACATAGTGCTAAAGGTATAATTCATTATTGATTGTTTCCCCTTAAATTCCTTTTCTAAATACTCTTCCAATGATTCACCTTTGGCAATTTTAGTGAATTGTGATTGGTCGGGATATTTAATAAAAAATCCATCTGCTCTATGTATCTTAGAAAGTGAATTTAATACTCTATCAAATACTTCAGTGAACACTGGCTGATATGTTTTCTCTCTATATTCCTTAACCATATAATTCTCATTGGGCCTACGCTCATCAATAAGTTTCTTTGGATATTCTGCATCTGAGTAATACAAAAAGTTTTCATATTCTTCATCCTCATAGTGGGGATGTCTTACAATTTCAGCAATTGAATTTACATCAATTATCGAGTAGCTTTTTTCTAATTCCATTTTAGTAGGTATGTCTTTCGGGTAGCCATTTCTTCTTTGGCTGTGCAAAGTATTTGTATCTCATATTCGTAATCTTTGTGAATAATGAAACTAATATATCATAATTATTTTTAACAAGTGGTGCAAGGTTGTTGCCTCCAATAGATATTCCACAATAATCATTTCTAAGGTCTGTAATCCTCATTTGCTTTTTGGAATCCATTGGCCAAAATGTAGGATGAAACATTTCTTGATGTGGTGTTATTTTGTTTTGGATCATTGCAATCCACAAAGGTAGTTCATCGGGAATACAACCTCCAAACTCGATGTTACTTACTTTTAAATTCTCAAAGTTATAAATCCAATCTTTAAATAGTTTGTCGTTTGCTTCGGTTTTTTTCCACCAAATAAATTCTGAGTGTACATTCCAAATATCTTCATTAGTAAATCCGTATGCTTCCTTAATTTCTAATAAGTTTGCCCATTGCATAGAATCCTTTGTTATTGTTTCGGATTCATAGTTTCTAAATCCTGAGTTCTTAACGGTGAAATCAACATCTTTTAGGCTCTCAATCGTTTCTAAAAGTAGATTGTTGTTTATCATTATTATGTCAGCATCTAAAAATAATGTTTCCTTAAATGGGCTTAAATCGTTAGCGTGTGCCTTTACTTTTATAAAACAATCCTCACCTTTATTCTTTAAATATTCAGCAGGACATTCGGCTTTTGTATCAAAAAATCTTTCATAGTCTTCGCCAATACCTCGCAATGTTCCCTCAGTATAAACCAAATGAATAGGCAATGTGCAATTACTGCCTTTAATGGACATTGCTAAGTTAGCAGCTAACTTTCCATAGTTAGGATGTCCTACTGCTATTATTAATATTCCTTTATCCACAATTATTATTTATTTCGTTAAATGGTGTTTCATAAACTTGAAAATCTGCAGGCCACACATTCATCCCTTGCATAATACTTGGAAAGTCTTGATTGTATTCGTTCTCAAAAGTACATTCCAATTGATAGTTTGTTGATGTTGCTATTAATACGTTGTCGTGGTTAAGTGCTACAACTAACTTTTGATGTATTTCTTCGGGCAAGAAGTCGGTAACAAATTTATATTTTTTGGCTAATCTTGCAAATACTTTTGTTCTTTCTCCATTGCTTCTAACATAAGTTTGTTGCTCGATGTCAAAGGCAGGACTTGTGGCATACATTGGCAATCTTATTGCATTTCTTCTGTTCTCAGCATCGGGATAAATAAATCCAAAGGCATCCTCATTATTAGTATAAGTTATGCGACTTGTAAAACATTTATCTACACAATATTTAAAACAAGTTATTGATGTTATTGATAGGTACGCTGGTGGCTCATCTTTTAAAAAGTTAAATTGTAATTGGAAACAATCTCCATCATTTAATCCATTCAGCAAAGACGATATGTCAAATTGAAGAAATATAATGTAATTGTTTGTTGATATGGTTTGAATGGATTTACCTACCGTTGTTATTGTAGTCAATCCACTACTTGTTAACCTTCTTACTTGAAAAGCACTTAATAAGTTTGTTGATGTTGCATAATCGTTTGATGTAACTTTAAATTGCATCTTTAAATCTCCTGCCTCACATATCGGTAAACAAGTATCTACAACAATTCCACAATCATTGTCCGTAATAAATTCTTGGTCGTGAAATCTTACAAAACTATTTTGTAAATCTATAAGGCTCGTTGCCATTACTCTGTTATTGCGTGGAGTAGCGTAAACTTCGCCATTCCTTGATTCGGCTCATAAGTAGCGGTTAACAAGTAACCAGTAAATAAAGTATCATTGCACTCAAATGTATAAATATTCTCATACACATCTACCAACATTTGATTCATAAACTTATCCATCGTCAAAGGTATTGAAAATTCATAAATAATTGGCAAAAAATATGGTTCTGCATTTGCAAGAACATCAAAATTGGCAGTAATAACATTGTCATTCTCAGCTATGGCTACATCCTCTAAATCACATTGCCCGGTCATCCTACCACTTGCAATGTAGTTACCATTTGCGGAGTTGAAAATTAACTCTTGAGGTGAGTATAAACATAAACGATTGTACCAATTCAATAAGTTTCTTATCGGTGTTAGTCTGTAATTGTACCTTGTTGATGGACTTACTATGTTGGATGGGTCTGTTACCCCTTGCACTGCATTTGAGCCATTCCTATTGATTATAAACGTATCGCTGTCATATCTCCAATCGCTTGAAAATGGACTCTTTCGCCTTGTTATTTCAATCGTATATCCTGCCGTGATGAAATCACTAACTATATTTAATGTTCTATCGCTGTTGCTTCCTTTTCTTGAATACTTTCTACTTGTATTCATCTCGTCAAGTCCATTGTACTCTTCGGATTCCCACTTGCTATAACCTACGTTTATCTTTCCGAATAAAAAGTCCCTTGCGTGGCTAATCTTAACTTCATTTACTGAACCTAACGATATGGTGTTTATTTGTTGATAGAACTTCTTAGCCTTGTCTATTATTAGGTCGGTGCCAGATATACCCCACCCCATATTAAATATCTTGGAAGTGTTGTTAAATAGGTTTTCCCAACTTATAAATAGGTTACTTGCATCTGATTTTCTTCTTAGCTTCAATCCATTAGTAAGTATGTAATTGCTCATACAATCGTCGTTACATACTACATCGTAACAATCGCCAACTAATGCAGTTGGCACAAACTCTAAACAATCTTTTAGGTTAACTCCTTTTATAGTTGTTTCGGGGCAGTCTGTGTTTACTACCATTTCTACATAAGAAGTATCATCATACTCCCAATCGAATTGCATACTTTTACAATCTTCTGTTTCTCCATCAAATACGCTATAATTAATTTCAAAATAAATATACAATCTTTGCGTATTGGTAAAACTTGTTGGAGAGAAATTAGCATAAGAAAATGGAATAGTTACTGGGGCCATATCATCAGTTACATTATATCCCGTAGTAAGCATATTTACTGAATAAAGTAAATTATAGTTTGTGCCATCAAATTCATATAAGGTGTATAGTATACCATTTATATTAGCATTAAGAGTTGACTGAACAATAACATTACCGCTAATGTTAACATCTAAACTAAACCCATAATTAGGTGGCATACAAAGTTCAGTTAAACTAATATTTTCTAAATCTCGTTCCCATATTGCGTAATTAGATAATTCTTCTGTTTCCCAATCAGGTTGGTCAAACATAAATTCTGTTGCACAATTAAAAGATTGTCCTGTTGGAGTAAGATAGTTAAATGCAGGTATTTCTTCTATCTGTGTTAGTCTTAATGCCAATGAATTATACACTCGCCCAAATGCAGGGAAAGCAGTAAAATCTTGAGTTCCAAGTGTACTTGAAAATTGATATGTCAAAGTTGGGTCAGGGATTGCCCTATTTCTTATTACTATCTCTTGACCTCCCAACACCAAATCTGTTTCCGCTAATGGTGTTATTTCATTGCCATCAATATCTACCTCAGTTGCTAAGTCTATATCTTGCGACATCCTCACCATCAAATCATTCAAACAGCTATTGGCATTTACGCTTATCTCAATCATACACATATCACCGCAAGTGCGTTTATAAGTATTGAAATCGAACTTAAACGTATCTAACAACTGATATGCCTCATCCTCGCATTGAAATTCTATTTTTAAATATGCCACCGAATCAGCACCCGTTAAATCATAAATGGACTTCAACAACACATATCCATCCTCAACAAATTGAAAGTCGGTATTATCTATCGTCTTAATTATTCCGTGATTGTTTGGATTTCTATTTAAGGCAATCGTCAATCCATCCCACTTGATAGGCTCTAAGATTACCGTTTCTGTGCTATCGGTTTCTATTATTGTAAACTTCCAATTCATTTCCTAAATCTTGCGTTTAAATATTCGGTTTTTACGTTCTCAGCTATAACATACTTCCTAAATCCTGCCTCATCCATATTGATGTTGGTAGTGCTCTTGTTTCTGCTAAATAACTTATCTAACCTATCGTAGTCAATAGCTACTGAACTATTAACATACACTGGATTATTATAGTCATTAGAAATATTATAGTTTCCTTTCGATGCTTCAATTAATAATTCATTGGCGATACTTGGGCTTACCTTTTTATCAAAGATTAAATCTAAGGCAGGAAAATAGCTTTCTTTGGTCTTTGTTGGTATAACCATTTCACCTTTTGAAAGGTATGCAAGTATAGAGTCGCTTGTGTCCGTTCCTGCCCCTTCAACTCCTTTTGTTCCTTTAGCGAATTTAGGTAACGGTTGATTTTTAATGGCTGCAATCTGCAATCCCGTTACTACCCCTATACCTACTGCGGCAATACTTGCTGAGATTGGATCAACCATTGTTGCATAGGCTCTTGTTATTGCCAATGCTCCATTAACTGCTGCTTGTACTATATCCGCTTGTCTTTGCTTTCTTGCTGCATCGCTTTTAATTTTGGCAATTTCTCTTTGTGATTGCCTTTCCAATGCTTGTTGTTGTGCAGCAGATAACTCTCTACCCTCCATTTGCTTTTTCAACTCTTCTTCTGCGGCAGCAATCTTTAACTCAGTTTCTTGTTGTAGGTTCTGCTCAATTTGGTCAAATGCAAATGCAGCAGTATTCTCTAACATTTGTAAGGCTGTTTGCTTTGCTAACTCTCGATATTGTTCTTCTTTCTTTGCCTTTTCTTCTAAGTATTTATCATCAATATCCGTTTGCTTTTTCTTTAAATCCTCATAGTCTTTTAGTTCCTTTTCAATCTGACCATAGATTTCTTCTGATGTCTTATAACGACCTTCTGACTGTATTCTTGCATACATTTCGTCAATCTCAAGACTGCTTTTTTGGTACTTTTTTTGAATGTCTAACTGCTTGTAGTAATTCTTTTGTAGTTGCTCGGTTAAACCAACATCTTCTATTGCTCTTTTGTTGGCTTCTTCCTCTGCCTTGGCTATTGCCTCTGCTTTTTTTTGTGCTTCTTCTTCCGCCTTTCTTAATGCTTCGGCATCTGCTTTTTCCTTTAATTTTGCTTTTTTATCTTGTTGATCTTTTAAATCTTTCTTTTCTTTTTCATTCCACTTTTGATTTATTTCATCCCTTTGCTTATTAAACAATTCAATATTTACTTTTGTCTCTGCATCGAATGATTTTTGACTTTGCCCTGTTTCTTTTTGTGCTCTTTTACGTTCCCTAAATTCTTGGTCATAACCTACTTGAAGTGCTTTTAATTCACCCTCTCTACTTCCTTGCAATAGTTGTTGTCTTTTCTTTAATACATTGGCATAAACCTCAGCATCTTTCTCATACATCTTGCCTAATCTTTCTTGTATCTGCTTTGCTGACTTCTCGGTACTACTCATTTCAACAACTAAATAGGCAATCCCTGCAACTATTAATGATATACCAGCAGTTGCAGCAGCCATAGCAGCAGTAATTTCAACACCCATAATCGTGGCACTTTTACCCGCTAATCTTTGTGCTACTGATAAATATGTTGTCTTTAATATTCCCTCGCCAGTTGCTAAATTTGCTATCTCTTGAATACCCGTTAGCAATGCCATTGCTGATTGAACTTTCAATAAAGTTTTTTCAACTTTTTCATTCTCGCCACCCAATAAACCTATTGCACCTTGAGTAATTGCTACCCCTGCCGCTAATCCTCTAAATCCTTCAACTACTGCATCAATTCTTTTTGTATCGCTTGATAATGCCTTTATCTTTTGGTTTACATCTCCTAAATGGTCGGTAAGTTCTGCCGCTCTCTTGGTTGCTTCGGATAATTGTTTTGCATCCAATCCACCACTTGCAATCTGTGCTTTTAGTTCTTTTAATTCTTGCTTTAGCGTTTTGCTTTTTTTACCTGCAACCTCCATCTCCTTACCCATCTCAGCAAAATGTTCAGCAACTCCCTCCAATACTCCTGCTTGAATTTCGCTTTTTAATTGTGATATTTCATTGGAAAAGTTTCCTGCTTCCTTAGTTGTAGCTTTTAATGTATTTAGATACTTGGCTTGTGATTGATTAATCTCATCAATCTTTTTGGCATCCTCTTCGCTAATCTTTCCAAGTAATTTAAGTTGGTCGACCGCAGGTTGTAATCCCGTTGTGTCGGCAGTAAATTTTATTATTACGTTTTCCACTATCTTTTATTAGCGGTTCGCTTGTCGTGTTGGCTCTTTGCCTCATTTGCAAAGAAAAAGAAATCATACAAAGTTAATGTATTTATTTGATATGTAGGAGGCAGAAATTTCATCACTATTAATTTTAATCGTTCTCTGCTTTCAATTCCTCCTCTAACATTATCAACGAATGAGCCACCGCCTGCATCTTTTCTATTTGTTCCACCACCCTCAAATACGCTTGGGAACTGTCTCCGTATGTAATTAAAAACGGTATCAATCTCTTTAAAGGTTCGTGCAAAAAAAAACCATCACCATACTTCTTCCAACTCTCAATTTTATGTTTATTATACTCGTGGTCGTATCTTAATACGCTTTCTTTGTCATCAATAAAGGCAACTGAGGCAACCTTATAGATTATCTCAGGACTTATAATGTATTTTAGTCGTTCCTCAAATCGTGCTATTTCTATAAACATATTTTTTAAGTCCAAAGATTTACCATTCTTGACCTCGGTACATTTCTTCATTACTTCGATATGGTTAAGCAAGTAATCCCTTGTAACTCCATTTTGAAGTTCCTCAAAGAATATTAAGGCATCTAATCCACGTTGGAATGGCATAGAGTTTTTATCCTTAAATTCATAATACTTCGTACCATTGCACTCAAAGGCAAATTCCAAAGTAAATCCATCCTTAACTATGACATTAGAACTCGGATTCAAGTTCTGCAAGTGCTTTTTTATCGCTCCAAACATTATTTATTTTTATTTGATATTGGTTTAATTTCTTGTAAACTTTTACTTCTGTTGTGTCGTTGGAAAATCTATGATATTGATTGTTCCCTTGGCATCCGCAGGAATGGCCTTTAGCAACAAATCCATTGTTATTTAGAGTTAGCAACCAATTCATTTAATCTCGGTAAATGATTGAGGTAAATAATTTATTCAATCCACTTAATGCCATACAATATGCAAACATCCAAAAGTAGCTGTAAGGCTGACCATCGTACACAAAGAATGCCAATGGCAATCCATAGATTACAATCATACAAGGTGGGCAGTTGTATAGTGGCTTGGTGATCCAAAACCATTTATCACCAATTAAATTTTCAAAGTAGGTTGTTATTGGCTTAAAAATCATTCCATCCCCGGCAAACATATTGTGAATACCAATAATTGCAAGTGAGTTGAAAATTAGTAATACAAAGACTTGAAATGCTTCAATCTTTGAGTTTAAAATCCATAGTTGTTCTTCCATTGTTTTATTTATTTAGCAACAAGGAACATTCTCTGTTCTTTGGTCGGCATCAATTAATATTTTAGTAAAATTAAGTATTATCTGTGAGTATTCTACCTCACAAAGTGTTAATGTTACGGGAACACATAAGGCAGTAAGCTCATTTATTTCGATAACTATCTCACCCGTTCCATCGTTCCAAAATCCATCTAACAAATCGTTTTTAGTTAGATTAATTACTCCACCTGCATTGGTTGTTTTCCTTGTCTTTAATACCATCCCATTAGGAAAGGTAAATGATATTTGATACTCCGTTGTTCCTTCTAAATCGAAATTTAAAGCAATGAAGTCAACACATCCAGGTACATCTTGTTTGTATGTTTTGTTGCAATTTAATAGTGCCATAATTTTATCTTTTTATTCCCCAAAAGTACAAATCTTGAGGATATTCTAATCGTGTTTTAAATTGGTAAATCAAAAAGTCTTTTTCAAAGTCAAAGTTTCCAAAGAAGTTGCCCTCAGTTAAATTCATATAGTAATCCTCCCAATCTTTTGCCTTACTTGTAAATGGTGAGTCCGATGGTGATGTTCTCTTAGTTCCGTGTTCAGGTCTGCCTGTGGTGGCACAAGTGAATATGAATAAACCTCCACTCTTCAATAGATTGTCTATAACATTCCTTACCGTTTCCCTCCAATATTTATCGTGCTCAAAACATTCTGTTGAAATAACAACATCGAATTGATGGCCTCCGTTTGGCTTAAATTCGTGGCCTTTGCAAACTATATCTACATTCTTGCCCTCACCAATATCAATGCCAGTGTAATCGTAATTATCAAACAAATAACGGTTGTTTCCATTGATGTCTAAGCTACCAATATCTAATACGCTAACTCCTTTGAAAAAGTCAGGCATAAATTCTTTAACTGATTTGCAGAAGTTGATTTGCTCTTGGTGTGCCATTTATTTATAGTTTTCTGTAAAGATTTTGTAATCCTCTGCTTGAATAAGTCCGAACTCAGGAAGTCGTGTTGTGGTGCTTATATCGCTTTCAATTTTGCATCCGTATAGCTTCTTAGCTTTGCCTTTAGCGTATTTAATGAGGTAGTCATCTCCACACGCTATCTTCAAGTCAAATGGAATATCTACATAGTTGTTCTTGTGGATGAACATTGCACATCCATAACCATAAGGTCTTTCAATAACATCTGTGAGGTTCATTGATACGGATTGTTTTAAGGCATAATTCTCAAAACACATACCTACTACTCCAACTTCGGTTAACTTATCGAGTAGGAAACTAAATACATTTGTATCGATTAAGATGTCATCGTTAAGTATGGCAATGTTTTTCATTGAGGCACAATTCACACCCCAATTCCAAGAATAATTAACGTAATAATTTTCTTTAGCAGAGTATACGAATACTTTTTTTAGGTAGGTAAATTCATCCTCCATTGGGTTTCTTTCGTTGGAAATAATAAAGACATCATTTACCAACTCACAATCTATTAGGGATTGAATTAATGGCTTAATCTTGTCTGATTTCCAAAGGGTAGGGATAATTACGCTAAACATATTTCAATTGTTAATGCAAACATACTAATTATTTAATTACGATTGAGAAATTTTAAACAAAAAGAATTACAAGCATAGCGAAACGTATCTAAGGCATCGGCTTGTTGTGCCGGGTCGCTTCTATCTGCTTTCTTAATTGATCCATCAGGCAATACCGTTACATTCTCAAAGTCGAATTGTAATGACTTGGTGTTATCTCTATCCAATAGCACATTTCCTCTGCTCAATAAACTATTCACCAACACTCGGTTATCTGCTAACCTTGGATTTACCACTGGCACAACTAACTGATTATTGGAAAGGTTCAATTGTGATTTAATAATTTTGTAGTAATTCATATTGTCTTGCACCATTGCAGAAGTTGAACTACCACTTGCATCCCCTGTAACTAAAAATAAAGCATTGCCATACTTAGTCTTGATAACTTGGCATAGTTCAAATATATCTGAGTTAGCAAGTTTAATCGTTTCAATCACTCGGATAGTGTCGTAGTTAGGTACTTGAACAACTGAGCAACTGATTGGATTTTTGTTGAAGTCAAATGATAGAATTATCTCTAAGTTAGATAAAATTTCTACCTTGCCAAGATGCTTTTCTTCTTCATAAGCATAGGCCCATAACATAGTATCAAGAGTAACATCTTCAGCTAAGTATTCACAATTGAAATACATTGGATCAAGTGTTGCTTTGGCTGAATCTATTTCTTGAGCATCCATAAATGGGTTGTCGTAAGTGCTGAACTTCCATCCTTGCCATTCGTGTTTATACTTGTCATCGTCTGAACGCTTAAATAATTCTTTGAAGTATGTTTTACCGAATTGCGGAGTTGAGAGAAACCAACAATCGCCTTTATAGTCTGTTAGGGTTGCTCTTATTGTTCCATTCCAAGCTATCTTTAGTTTCTTTGCTTTCTCGCACTCATCAATTACTACTCTCCAATATTTTCTTCCTCTGCCTGAGTCGGGTTCGTCTAATGACCACATATCAATAACACCTCCCGTTATTAATCGAATTTGTTTTAGTTGCTCATTCTTCTGCTTGATGGCATCGCCTAAAATCTTAACAACCTCAATCCAAAAGTCGTTAAGGTCTTTGTATGTTGGGCAAAAATAAGCAACGGGAAATCCATCCAATGCAGGTTCAATGATTAACTCTTTGGCTATTGATGTCTTGCCAAATCTCCTTCCACATTTAAGAACATTGAATCTCCTTTTTGTTTGGATTATCAACTCTTGGTTGGTGTGCCTTTTTTGTAACCTAATTATGGTTTCACTCACGGATTACTTTTATTATTCCAGTGTTTTGTTGATTTACTTGGGTTGGTGCATAGCTTCCATCCATCTTATTGAGTTCTGCAAGTGCTTTCACTCTATCGCTGTGGCTTGGTTCTTCGGGATATTCCATTATCTTGCCACCTACAACAAATGGTCTTTTTGCTTTTATTGTTCCATCAACAAGCTTTGTTAGCCATTCCATTCTTTCGGCTGCTGACATTATGCGTTTTTGAGCGATTTCAGCGACTTTCTCCTTTTGTGCTTCCTCTACTACCTTTTTTAGGTTATCTCTTTGCTCAGCGATTAAATCAGCGTATTTTTTGGCTAATTGACTGCCCTTAACCTCACTTACCTGCTTACTTACCCCTTTCTTACCTATGCTTAACTTATAAGCATTGGATTGGGTTTCTCCATTTGCTACAAGTCTTATAAAATCTGAATGTTTAGAGGGTAAGTTCATATTATATTTTTGTACCGCATAATGGGTAAAGAAATGTTTCAACTTCTGTTCCTATTTTAATTAATTTATTGTTTTTAAATTTAATCTGAGTAGTAATCATTTCTTTTTGTTTACCATTATAACCAATTATATCTCTATCCTTAACACTTGGCAATGTACCTACATATTTATTGTTAACGTAATATTCTTTAAAATAGCCTAATTCTTTGAACATATTATACTTTTTAAATTATTAATCATATTTGTTCTTAATTGTACCTCTTGCATTCTCCATCCTTTTTGAATTGCCAAATGCTTTGAAAAATCTTTATTACAATAATCTATTTTTTCTTGTAAGGATTTATAGTCTGTTACGATGTAATCTTTAATTTGTTCCTCATAGTATGCAATTTCTGATTTACGAATAGTATTCCAACAATTTATATCAAAAAACATAACTACATTACAGAATCCCGCCTCATACCATCTATTAGCTAAATTATTAAATACTTGGTGAGTGTATTTATCTTCTATGTACAATGAGTATTTAAATAAGTTCAATGTTTCCTTTCTTTCTGCCCAACTAATTGTATCTAAATATTTAGGATTGCATCCCTCGTGTTTAAATTTCTTCATATTTTTAGTTGATGTACTTAAAAACAATCCTCCTTGAATATATTTTTTGAAGTAATCTGCTCTATCTTCTCTCCATCTACCATAATAGATGCAATCATATTTTTTTGTAATTAATTGGTTTGGTTGTTTTGCAATTAGCAAGTTGAGATTTAAGATATTGTCACTAATCTGCCTATCTTTATGCTGAACTTCGTTTCTACCTTCGTAATTTCTAACTAACTTAAAGTTATTTTTTGCATAAGATAAAGCAGGATTGATTTTTTGCTCATACTCGCCAACAATAAAAATAATATTATTATGTCTTTTAATAAAATCTCTTGTTAATACTGCCTCACTATTCATACTGCCAAAACCTACTAAAACAGCATCATATTCCTTATTATTATTTATTAATTGGTCTGTTGAATAATAAAAATCAGCACCTAATTCTTTTTGCAACAATAGCATATTACGCATATTAACTGCGGTGAAATTACTGCCTACTTTAGTGCCTACCTTTATATCTAACAATGCAATCCTCATAATGCCGCCTTAATTAAAAAATCTTCGTAAGATATTTTTTTGCCAGATACGTTTAATTTAGTCTGCAGTTTTTCCAACTGCTCAATATTATCGCAATCAATAGTGAACTTTACTTGCTCATTAAAATCGTCAACTTCTTCAATATCTTGTTGAATAATTCCAACTCCCCACTCTTGACAAACTGCCTCTCCAACCTCAGCCTCAATCAATTCAGCATCAAAAACAATGTTAGCCTTTGCCGAAGCATTATCAGCAAGTGCCATTTCTCTGCCCTCTGCACTATCCAAGTCAATGTCCGTTCTCTTAACTGCGATAATCTTTGTGCCATCGCTTTCTACTATCTGAACATCATCCATTCCAATAGCCATTGCATTTTCAACTGACTTGTTGCCGGCAATGATACGATTGTTTTTGTCTATGAGGATGCTTCTTCCCGCACCAAATTTTCTAAAGGACTTTTCAATTAGTGAGTTTCCAAATTCTGATCCTTTATTGAAGTTTTTATCATCGGGAGTTAAATCTGATAGTTTTACTTGTTTTGCCATAATACAAAAGTACAAATTATTTATTAATTGCAAGTTTCTTTAGTTATCCAATTATCTGTCAACTCTTTTGCCTTAGCTTTGAATATTGCAACCTTGCTGAGTGGTACTAAGGTCTGAACGTATTTTGAAGGCTCTGAGAATTTAGGTTTGACACCCGCACCGGGACGGATGCCTCCCCTTTGTTTTTTTTCGTTAGATGGCAACATAGCAGAATCCATTTGCATTGTTGACAATGTACTTAGTGCCATTGATACTTACCTTTACTTTGTGAACCGATTTAAGGTTTTCTTGACTTCTGTGAGCACTACCTAATCTGTAAGTAGTGTTGTCGGTCATTGTGATTTGTGTTCTGTTGTAGGTGTGATTTGTGTTCATAGTCTGTTTTTTTGTTGTTATTACCAAGATATAGTTTTGAATGCGTCTTTTTTTCTCATCTCTTCGTAGTCTGACTTTGACATATTGAAGTATTCGCTTTTTTTGTATTGCTCAACATTGATGAAGTTAGCCTTGTTTACTTTTTTTGTTTTTGTTGCTGGTGCAACATAAGTTGTTCCGAAGTCGCTACCATCTTCTTTTTTTAATTTCGCAAATTTAATCACCATAATTTTGATTGTACCATTGAAGTCAACGGTTACGTTGTTGGCATCTTGGCTGATTACTTCGCCTTGTCCTAATGTTGTGTGTGTTACTTTCATAATTTCTAATTGTTAATTGTTGAGTACAAATGTAGGTTTAATTTTTGAATACACAATAGACATTCAAAAATAATTTACTTATTTTTTCTAACTTGCTAATTTTCAACACTATTATTTTTGTTTTACCTTAATACATTTTCCATCTATACTCACTTTTCTAAGTTTATTTTTTTGTTTAGCTTAAAAATATCTCGTAAAATTGTAGCCCACTTTTTAGAAGGCATCGTCTGCAATGTTTTCAAATTGGTTTTTTGGCTTAAACTCCCAATTGTCTTTATCGTTTATTGGTGTGTCAAATGCTCCGTTTGGCTTTATTGGGGTTGGTGGTAGTTCAAATGCTTCTACTTGTTTCTTCTCAGGCAATAACCAATTTGTGTTATCAGGAATAAAAGTATAATATCGGCCATTTATAAAGTGCCATCCCAAAGAACACATTGTGCCTGATTGGCCCCAGTGTTTAAATTTTACTTTCTGTATGTATATTTCTGTTTTCTTTGAGTCATAGTTTCTATACACGGTTAATCCGTTGTGAGTTTTATTGAAGAAGTTTGCAGATCCATTTATGTTGTAAAGGTTTGGAACTTCAAACAATCCGCTTTTTTTATCTTTCATAATCTTTGTTGGATGGGCCACCAAAAAGCAGTGCACCATATTTCTTTCGCAAAAGGTTGCCAATATATCTAACTGTTTACTTACATAGTGAGTGGAATCTTCATTGTGTTCTAACTTATTCCAAGCATCAATTACAAAGGCATTAACTCCGTATTTTCTAATTAAACTTTTTACCATTCGCAAAATATCCTCAAGTTTAAAATCATTTTCGGGTTTTATAAAAAAAAAGTTTTTAGAAAAGTAATCTTTGGCCAATTCCAATTCCATTTTATTCATTTTGTAATTTCCATCAAATGCTTTGCCTATTAATTTCTCAGCAAACTTGCTAAAGTGAAGTTCTAAAGGATAGTTTTCAGGGCTGAATAAACCAAACTTCCACCCG